AATACGACCTNCGACCCCGCCGACGTGGCCAGTTCGGGCGCGGGCGGGTCGCTGGAAGGAACCATCATGGCGCTACTGATCACCGACGACTGCATCAATTGGCGTTCAGGCGATTCCTCTGAAACCCTTACAGCATCAGGCTTTCCAACTGTTCAGATTGCACGAAGTCATGTTTGGCAACTCAACCGCAACACTGAGGGCACAACATGGCAACGATCTCGGAACGCAATGGAACGTGGCAAGCAAAGGTAGTTCGTAAGGGTTTCCCGACCCAATACAAGACTTTCGACACGAAAGCCAAAGCTCAGGCTTGGGCTCGTGCCGTCGAGGTCGCTATGGACGATGGGACGTGGGGAGACCCAGCAGGGTCTGCTGACGTGACGTTTGGCGAACTGCTCAAACGCTATCAAGAGTCCGTCACCCCTACAAAACGTAGCAGAAGCAGCGAAGATTATCGGCTTGCAAAGCTCAGACGGCAGAAAATCGCCGATTACAGCATGCGCAACCTCACTACGAGCGTGCTCGCAGATTACCGCGATGCACGTTTGAAAGAAGGTGCGACAAACGCCACAGTTTGCCGTGAGCTTGCGAGTATCTGCGCTGTCATTACGCACGCACAGCGAGAGTGGGGACTGAAAATCGCTAATGCGGCAAAGCTAGTCAAGAAGCCGCGTCTTCCCCCAGGTCGCAACAGAACGCTAAAGCCAAACGAAGTCGAACGCCTGTTTGAAGAGCTGCACCCTGAGAAGCACAAACGCAGGCATCCGCTGTTGCAGCATGTGGTCCAGTTTGCACTTGAGACTGCCATGCGACGCGGCGAGATTTTGGACCTAAGGTGGCGTAATGTAGACCTTGAGGCACGAACTGCTTATCTGCCACTGACCAAAAACGGTACGGCCAGAACCGTCCCATTAAGCAGCCGTGCAGTTGAGGTTCTGAACACGGTGCCTCGCACTGACGCACTTGTGTTCCCTTTGTCGGATTTTGCCCTTGAGTGCGCTTTTGTGCGTGCCTGCAAACGGGCCGAAATCGAGAACTTTCACTTCCACGATTTGAGGCACATGGCGATCACGAGCATGAGCAAGAAGCTGCCAAATGTCATCGAGCTTGCGAGTGTGACAGGTCACTCAAATGTGCAGATGCTGTCACGTTACTACCACACGACCCCAACTGAGTTAGCCCACAAACTGGGCTAAGCAAACGAAAAGCCCCTCAGGTGAGGGGCTTTTTTTGTATCTACAAAAAGTGCTTGATCCCTTGGTTACCGTAGCTACAATAAGTGCATGCAGATAATATATGATCCGAACAAGGACGAAGTGAACAGGCAGAAGCATGGGGTGTCTCTGGCCCTTGCTGCCATGTTTGATTGGGACACACTGCGGGTCGTGGCTGATGAGCGGTTCGACTACATGGAAGACCGCTACATCGGATTTGGCCCCATAGCAGGCAGGCTGTACTGCGTAGCGTTCACCTACAGGGGCGAGGTAGTGCGGGTGATTAGTCTGCGCAAAGCAAACATGAGGGAGCAAAAGCGTTATGCACGACACGATTAAAGAGAAGCTGGTGATGCCGACGCCTGAAGAGGACGCGGCCATCAACAAGGGGATTGCCGAAGACCCGGATACTGTCGAGGTCACGGCTGACATGATGAAGCGCATGCGACCGTTCTCTGAGGTGGTTGCAGAGAAGCGCATGGGTCGCCCCAAGAAGGATAATCCCAAGGAGCTAGTGAGCATTCGCTATGACGCAGACGTGCTTGAGTACTTCCGCTCTGAGGGCAGCAAGTGGCAGACCCGTATGAACGACGTGCTGCGCGAATATGTGAAGAAGCACCCCCACTGACCCATCAAATGCGTGCCCCCTCTATGGAGGGGGTCATGCCACCTTGACTGCCAAATGCCCCGTTTGTACTGTGAGTCTTCTCTGGGTCACGTAGTGAAGGACGGGTATGCTGAGTACGTTTCTGAATATTCTGAGCGCTGTGGTGAGCAGCAAAGTGCCGGGCGGCAGTATCGTGACGCCGATGAAGACCGGCTCCATTCCTTACGGCCCTAGCACTTTGTCGGGCGGCCACGATCACCGCTATAACAAGGGCAAGGATCGCACGCAGGCACAAAAGGCTGCGGACAAAGCCAAGAAGAAGTAAGCAGGTACGGGGAGTAGTAACGAAGGGCCGCATATGCGGCCCTTCTTCTTTGTGCGGTGTCGATTTAATCGACAGCTCGCGTGTCCACCTTGCCATCTGCGACACGCTTGCCAAATGCTTCCATGAGGTCTTGTGCAAACGTGGCACCCAACAGTTTGTCTTGCGCTTTGGCATCCAGCTCCTTGTACGGGAGCTTCTTCACGTCCAGCCCCTGCTTCTTCAGTTCAAACAGCTCCAGCGCGTCGTTCAAGTCCTCGTCCTTCTCAATACGAAAACGCGGCGTAGCACCACGACGACCATAGAACTTGACGAGCTGCTTACCGATCCGCGCAATACCCCAGATGCTGTCCTTCTTCACGGTCTTGTCTCGATACAGCACAAGGGCGTGACCAACCTTGATGATCTGCACCACGTCTTGCTGCGTGGACACTGCAAGTTCCATCTGCTGAGCCAGTAGCGCCATGTTTGCCTCTGCTGCCTTCTCGGCAGCACGCTTTGCACGCTTGCGGATAGCGTCGGGCGTCATCGAAAGTTCCTTCATTGCTGCTCTCCTTGTTTGGTGTCAACGGGGCGCACCACATAGCGGATCGCGCCGTATTGCAGATCGAGTTTGTTTGCGCGTTGGCGAGCGCGTCTGCGGCATTGGTAATCCTTGCCCACTTGCGCGCCAGTCTTGATGTCGATGATCTTGTACATGGCGCTTACAGTTGCTCTCTGCCGTCGGTGTACTGGATCGTTTCGGTGAGTTGCAGTGCAGGAATCTTTGCGTATTCCTTCTTGCTAACCCAGATGATGAACACACCGGGTTCTGCGGGGCTGCGTTGGACTTTTACGGCCTTGCCCACTTTGAGCAGGCGACCTTCGTCGCTGCCAACTACCTTCGTTTGCACTGGCACCAACAGCTTTGCTGCACGGGGGATTTCGTAACTCATTGCGCTCTCCTTTGGTTAACCACATAACCAAGGATGCATTCACCAGCCAACCAATCAACTGATGGTTGATGACCAGCGTTTGGGAATTCCTATTGAGTCAGCGAGGCTCAATAGGTGGTTTGTTTTGGCCTCTGTCTTGTGTAGCGAATCTGGCGTGGATCGCTAAATAGATGGTCAGTTAATCAGGGAGAAACAACATGACACACTATTTCCGCATCAAGGACGACGTTCAGGCGCCAAACCACAACGACGTCAACATCATCATCACAGTGACCCTAGAGAGCATCGTTGACATGTGGGTCGCGCAGAACCACGTTGGCACATACATCAAGCATCCCCTCGTCAAGCACATGAACGCGAAAGGCGCGCTCATTGGTTTCAACGCGCCTGAGTGGGCGTTCTACGACGAGCTAGACGCAGTCCAGTTCAGGTTGCAGTTTGGTGACCAGTTTGACTACTACGTGCTGGGAGCTGAGTGATGGAAATCAAACAGGTCGTCCAGTTGCTCCAAGGAGTCAGCAATATCGTGGTTGAAAGCAATGAAGAAGACGAAATCCGAGAGCTATACCAGTGGATGAAAGATACCGCTGGTGTAGAAAATCAAGGGAAGCTGGCAAATGACGGGGGCTGGCATATGATCTGCAAGCAGATCATCGAGACGTCAATCAGTCTCGATCCCGAAACGCTCCGCGTGAAGGCCTCAAAACCTTTCGGCAAAAGCGGTACTGCTACCAGCAAGCTGTATGCAACACTAGCGTGTACTGATGCGGTTGCCGTGGCGTTCAAGCTGCGCTTCATGGGAGACCAGTCATGAAGCAAGAATGGAAGTCGATCAAATCAACAAAATACGCATTCGAGTACCCAATTCAAGACAGGTCAGACCCGATGGTTGCGCAGGTACAAGCGTGGTTGACGCTGACGTGTGGCCCTATGAACATGAATAGTTGGCTTGCGGGATTCCTCATCAAGCCCTCAGAGCAGCCGCGTGTTATGCCCTTCGGGCAGCAGGAATGGACGCCTGTGCTGAAACAGCATCCGCTCTGGATACACGTCACCATAGATGACAAAGCGGCGGCATCGATGTTTAAGGTCGCATGGTGCTAAGTTGATAAATACGGGGGACGAACGCACGTCATGGTGTTTGTTTATTCCTCCCTGGAGTTGCAGAAGGCCCACTATGTAGTGGGCCTTCTGTTTTACTGTATCTCTAGTTGCCTTCTCAGCTCGTTCACATAGTCGCTGTACAACATGGTGGTGTAGCCATCGGCAGCAATACGCATGTACCCAGACTTGGGCAGTGGCTTCGCTCTAGGCTTGCGTTCTGAGCACTGTTGCACGTCTGCGTTCTGCCTCTTGTTTCGTGCATAGTCAGCGTGCCTCCTGCGCCTGCTTGCCAACTTCGCAATAGCGTTCTCCTTCGCTTCCCCTTCCAAGCCCTTGACCACGCACTTGTCATAGTGCCATTTACCCAGATGCCATTTGGTGCTGAAGGTTTGGCAGTGAGGGCAGGTGTCGTACTTCTCACTCGTTAGTGCGGACTGCTTGACCTTCTGTGCTCGCTTTGCGGCGGCGGCTACCTTTCGTTTTCTTGTTGCTTCGGCCTTTGCGTCTTGTTCTGCGAAGATCACGTTTTTCTCCGCTTCCGTAAGGCCTTTGAACTTGCACCTATCGTTGTGATACATGACAAGTCCTCGCGCAGTTTTGCAGGTGAAGTTGCAGTGAGGGCAAGAGTATGATTCTTGAGGTGCCGGGCGCTTTGGGTTCCTGATCGCTTCTTTCTCTTCTTCGGTCAGGCCCTTAAATTTGCAGTTGTCAAAATGCCACTTGTTGAGGCCACCTTTTTTATACTTTGCGGTGATGCCACAGTGTGGGCACGAAACGGCAGGTCTCTGCACTTTAACTTTTTCGTATCCAACACGCAGACGTTCGTTGCGCTGCTTTCGAGCTTCGATGGCTGCTATTACCTCGTTCTTGTCTCCGATGAAGTTCTTATACTTGCAATTATCTAGATGCCACTGAACAAGCGGACCCATATTTTTGCAAACGATGCCGCAATGAGGGCACGTCAAATCGTTGTTCGTTACTTCTTCCATGCTGCTTAGTAGATGAATGGGTCTCGCTTGCGTAGTTCCTTGATCTTCTCGCGGTAACGCACATGTGCCCGGATTCGTTGGATCAGAGCTTTAAGCCAATTTTGCATTTGGTGTCTCCATGATGTTGTGAGTATTTACGTATGCGGCCAAGTGCTTGCCCCAAGCTACGTGGGATGACTCGCTTGGGTGCTGGTACTGTTCAACAGGCAGGTTGTTGGACTGTACAAAACGCATGAACGAATCCGCGGGGCCAATGAAGCGTTCGTGTGTCAGAAGCGGGGCTAGATCACGTTGTGTCTGCGAGCTGCCCCATTCATGTTCTGCGTACATGGGCAATGCAGTCGTGAACAGGTAAGGGATGTTGTTCGCTTCCATGACACATTGCAGCGCATACGCCTTGGTTGCCCATAGGTCGTTCTCTCCTTCGTGATGCACGAAGTAGGCTGCGTACAGCTTGCGCCATTGCTCGAAGGCTTGTGCTACTTCCCTGCTTGGCGTCTCACGGAACGAGGGCGGGAAATGCGCTTGCAGGTGTTGGAAGAAGGCGGGTCGATTTGTGTCTGGCTGCATGAACAACTCAGTGCGTCCGCTGGTTGTCCAGCCGATGACAACGAACAGCTTTGTGGGATCGTTGCCAGCAGCTAGGTAGTTGGCAATGAATGCAGTAGTGGTGCGGAAGATGCGGTCGTTAGACACACCTTCCTCTGCTTCGTTGATTACACGGCGAATGCCGAGGGCGTCAGCCATGAATCGTGGGTATGTGTGTGCAGTGCGGTAGTCCCGGAGGTTCATGTCCACTGGTGGGAAAAGCTCTGCACCAGCAGTCCATGAGCATCCGTTTGCGTAGAGGGTTGCAATCGTCATCGCACACCCCCAACGAATCCCATCTCAGATGCCAGCGGATAACCCGCGAGGTCAAACTTCTCTGGCATGTCGAGTGGCAGTGTCAGCGTGACCTTCTTCTTGTTCAGCAGTTCAGTGATGCTGAATGTTAGTGAGTCATACAAGATGGTTGGGTCATAACGTCTGGTGAAGAACAGCAGGTAGTCATCAGAAGCAAAGGGCCACTTGAGCACGCACCCGCCAATGTTCTCGATGGTCAGTGTGTCGCCATCTAGAGTTGCTTGAATGCCCTTCGGCACCTCATTGCGTTGGTACAGAGCCAGCTTGTTGATACGTCCCTCAGATGCATTGGATGACAACCTTGCACCCAGCATTGGGATCATGCGTGCAAAGTTGAACACGCGCTTTGTCAGCACCTTGAAATCGAAGTTGTCGAAGTCGTGTTGAATCTCGTATCTGCCGGTGTTGAACAGTGCATCAGTGGGTACAGTCAGCTCTGCGTAGATGACGCGAGGGTCATCCTTCTTGACCAACGTGAACTCTAGGGTTGGATATTCCAAGAAATGCAGCGGCTTCTTGTTGCGCAGCTTGTCAGGTACGGAGAACACAATCACACCTGCGTTCACCCAGAACTCAATGTCTAGTCCCAGTGCGTGGGCAAGCAGGTCTTCTTTGATCTCTACAATCTCGCCCATGTTGCTGGGGATGAATGTGGAGATATTGGAATGGAAGCCCATTTGATCGTCAGCGTCGTACTTGAGGCCATAGCCCCAATCGCTGATGTTGTATTGACCGTTGAGCAGCTTCAACGCTGTCTCTTCTGGTATCTCCGCGATACCAGCATGGGGGAAATCGTCGGGCAGCTTGTGACCGCCTACAGCTAGCAGCTTGCCCGTATCAGTGTCGTAGTGAGCGTAGAAAGTGGTCATTGCTTGTCCTTCGCATGCACTTTGCAGATGACATAGCGGTAGTGGTCCACGCCGTAATCTCCGTATATCTGCGAGTAAGCATCCGTGTGTTTATTCGTGCTAGTGCCATGTAGATCGTAGTGATCCAACCCCATCTTTTCGACTAGTTTTAGATCTTCCAGCTTCATGCTCAACTTGGTCTGTTGCAGTTCCTTGATGCGTTTGGTAAGCGCGGCAATCTCTTCATCTACGTCAGCAACTTCTTTTGCGCGACCCAGCAAGACTGGCTCAAGTTTGGGTTGAAAGGAGTCCAAGGCGTCGCAGACGCAATCTGCGCAATTGCAAAGCTGGTGGCTGGTATGGGTCATTGCTTTTCTCCCGCTGCTTGCACGCAGATAGTCGCGTAGCGGTTCTTGAATTCGTCAGCTTGTTTCTGGTCGTCAAACAACACGTAGGTCTTTGAGACGAGGTAAGCGGGGTCACATGGCAGGCTGGTGTATCGCTGCATGATTTGGTTAGGCGTCAGTGCTCGATGTTTCGTGACCAGCGCAACGAGCAGTGATTGAGACGCGCATACTTGAACTTCGATTGTCATTGCTCGCCCCCGAATGCCAGCTTGAATGCTACGGCGTCAGCTTCAATCTTCGTCATAACGATGATCTTGTGTTGTTCACCGCGTTCGCCAAGCACTCCAGATGCTGCCCATTGCTCAGCTTTGATGTCGTAAATCATCTGAATGCGCTTCTCATAGCAGACTTGAAGTGCCGTGATGCTTTTGTCGCACCAATCCTTTACTTCCGTGAAATAGTCAATGTCGTCTCCGAAAGTTTCAATCGTGAACACAAATAGCGTCACGCCACCCGGATAATCCACTTCATCTTCCGTAAATCTATAATCGCTTCTTGTTGTCATTATTATTCTTCCTTGAAATAGAAAAAGGCCAGCATGCCGGACGAGTGACATACTGGCCTTTTTGGGTTCTACGTGAACCCTTAGAGAAACCTGTGCGTGCTACAAATAACCTCGTCCGTTACTGTGCATAGGTATTTATGCAATGCGGTTTCGCTCGATTAAATCGATTCGCCTTCGCAGAGCCATAGGTATTGCCACAAGGTCTTTCTGTGGACTGTTGGGAGTTTGTTTCCGCTTCGCTACAACAAACTGCTCTGCTGCGCCTTCGTTCTGTCGAACTCATTTGCTTGCTTCGCGTCCTGCCAGATAAACATATCTGCGAACTGAATTTATGAGCTAACGCAGGTGGCGAGTAAATTCACTGAGCTGCGTTAGTAGCTCAGGTGCCATGACATATAAAAGTAATGGCAGAGGAAAATGGAAGTGATTGAACCTAAAACCCTCTTCGGGTTTCACTCCTGAAAAATGAGTGTTGCTGCTTGGACTCCCTCTTCTTTCGTTCTCATAGGGACTATTCAACCCTAATCTCTACCGCTATAGCTTTACCCGCAAGTTATTACGATCGTGACTGTAATAACCCCTTCCTCGTCCTGTCAGTAGTTCCAGATAGCTATAGAATCTGGCTAACTTCAAGCCCTTTACGGGCTCTAAGCAATACTATTACCGGCCATGTGTCCTTCGGGCCTCATCTCTTGCTTCCAGCGACCTAGCAGTTATGGGGAGCAAATGCTCTCATGCACAACTACCGTGTTCCGTACTTTTGTATTTGTGATTGTGGAATAGGTGAAACCCACAAGAGTTGTCAGGACAAGTGAGCAACTTTGCAGGTTTCTTGTTTGCCAAATTTATGTTTGCCAAACGTGTTTGATCTTTGATGGGAAATAATCTTGTCCATTAGTTCCGCTTGTACTTTTATTTATACCACCAGTATAAAACCGCTGCGAATAAGCGTCAAAATAGGCAAATAAATACTTGTGCGCAGATTGTCATAACACGTATTGCACATGCGGCTGGAGTTGCGCCCGGGTATTCCTGTCCCTGATCTGCTCGGGGTAATGTGCTACAGCAGATGAGAGAGCGACTATTAGGGTCGCTCTTTTCATTTGAGCCACATAAATACCTCGCGGCATGGAGCCGCAGAGGATAGTGATATGGCAAGACCAAAAGCAAAGGTGCTTATCTGCATCAATGACGAAGTAAACAAGCGCAAGCGAGAGGTATTGGAGGCAGAAGACATTTACGGCGTCTTCTACAACGGCACACCGATTAGCGTGAGGGATTACCGTAACCCAAACTTTGATGGGTACGTGAATGTCGATGGCAAGCAGGAAACCAGCAAGTACAAACGCCTGTATTTCCCGCACAAAGCATCTGCACTAAATTCAGCACGTAAGCTGAATGAGGCGTTCCACACTGACAAGTTTGAGGTATTCAGACTTGGTGCTATGCAGAAGGTCGATTAATCAACTTCGCAGGTATGAGGTCATTATAAGAAGGTTACACCAATAATGGCCGGTGCTACCCTCTAGACCCATAACCTATGAGGTACACAAAATGACGGTCACTGCTAACCCCGTTCCCGTTATCAAGCGCATGGAGTTCCTGCCAGAGCTGTTTGGCATGAACCTGATGATGCGCGCGGAGCGCCTGCTGTACGCCTACGCGGGTCGCATGTCAGACGATTACAAGGGCGGTTTGTGGGAGTTCTACAAACTGTCCAATGGGGGTGGTTACGCTGCTCCCGTGACGCCCGAACGCATGACCCTCAGTGTGCAGGGCAACGGCTACGAGGGTGAAATGTCCGCAGACGCGGCAGGCGTGGTTATCAGCATGTTCGTGCTGAGCCAGCTCTTCAATGAATGCCACGGAGTCAACAACGGCCTGATGGAGAAGCTGGTCGATCACTACTACCAGCTACGCGAGTTTGCGCTGGGCCACGCTGAAGCACGCGAGATTGTTCGCGCTATCGACTGAGCAGCCATGAAGATCAGTGCTGCACAGTACGAAGCACGCAGGCAGTTTGCGCTAGCGTTCAGGGAGTCAGATAGACCTGATCTTAAAGCTGTTCTGGGTGCAACCTGGAGCTTAGGCTTGGAGTTGTATAGATTGTCCGATGAGCAGTATTACCAGCAAGCAGTGAGGGTGTTCAACAAACGCATGGGGATTGCACACTTTGCCCCTGCGGACAAGCGGAGCCTGTTCAACAACACGGGAGTTTGAGCAATGCAACGAACGATCCTGCGCCGCCCGAAAGGGCGAAGCGCACCAGCTACTGAAGACGCTGCTGAACAGGGCCACTTCGGTAATCCTTACGACTTCAAGACACAGCACTTCTGTTGGACGGAATGGGAGAAAGGCTATGAGCATTACGCCTCGCTACCCAAGCAACCAACACCAGTGCAGCCCGCACCGGACACGTCAGGCAAACTGACGGGTAAGCAGAAAGCATTGCTGGTGGTTGTCGTGCTTGCGTTGATCGCATGGAACGCGCTGTTCGTCGGTCCCCTGATGGCCGTTGCATGTGTCGCGCTGGTGCTCGTGCTTGCTTGCCTTGACCTGATTGGCCTTGATCTTATTGCTGCCGCCGGCGTTCTGCTGCTCCTGCTAGCACTTCACTAAAGAGAGCACTCCCATGCAGTACCCATAGGCCCCTACATGGGGCCTTTTCATTTGAGCTAATCACGGAAACATAAATACATCTGAACCCACTTACGTGCTACCCGGCAGGGCGCGCATAGCGAGGAAATCAGATGGGAAACAAAAGCACACCAACTAACGCGTTCGGCCCCGGCAACCAGCCTGCAAATAACGGCAACACACGCGGTAAAGCGAATATGACCAAGTACCTAGCTGCGATGCAGAAGGTAATGAGCTGGTCAGAGAGCGATCTTTACGAACACATTGTCACAGAGGCCTTTGTCAACAAGGACAAAGAGTACCGACAGCACTTCTTCAATACCAGCTTCACAAAGCCGACCTCCACAAAGCAGCCAGTTCAGTTCCAGTACGACCGCAGCGCGCCATACCACGAGAAAGCGGAAGTGGTCATGGAGGCCATGAGCAAGGGCGAGATTCCGCCTGACGTTGCTCTCGACATTATCAGCAGCATCAAACACATCGCGACAGTCCACGAGCAAGAGCAGCTTGTAAAGCGTATCGAGCAACTGGAAGAACTGCTCAAGGCGCAAGGCAACTCGATGCAGCAGCAGTTCTGGAGCCTGCAAACAGCAGTACACCCATCCAGTAACTATAACGCGCCTTACGATCCGACTGCGAGATGACAACCACTCTCCTAAAGCGCCTCGACGCTTTGGAGCAGTTGGTAAAGAAGCAACAGCAACTTACAGCACCAAAGCAGTACCGCATAGGCGTATTCAAATCCGCAGCACACATCGAGTTGCTGGGCGTCGTTGACATCAACGGCACACCACAGCAAGGCGATCACTTCGACACCAGCATCACGGAAGATTTTCTCCCGCTGCTGGATGGCAAATACCGCTTCGTATCCATGCGAGGTGGTAGAGGGTCGGGCAAGTCCGTTACCGCAGCGAAGCTCTTGCTGCTACAGGCATACCACAAGCCCCTGAAAGTGCTCTGCTTCCGCGAGGTGCAGAACAGTATCAAGGACTCCGTGTACACCTCCCTACTCGATTTAATCGACGAGTTGGGACTAGGTGACTTCTACACGTACACCTTGAATGAGATACGCGGTGCCAACGGCAGCACGTTCATCTTTAAGGGGCTGTCCGACCAAACAGTAGAAAGTATCAAGTCTTTCTCAGGCATTGATCTTTGCTGGGGCGAAGAAGCTTCGGGCCTGACAGAGAAGTCGCTCAACATCCTTATCCCGACCATCCGTAACGAAGGCTCACGCTTCTACTTTACGTGGAACCCGAGCCTAGATACTGATGCTGTCTACCAGCGCTACGTTCTGAACACGCGCGAAGACGTGATGGACGTAGAGGTTAGCTGGCACGACAACCCTTGGTTCCCACAGGTGCTTGAAGTTGAACGCCTGTCCGATGCCAAGCGCCTCGATACGGACATGTACGCGCACATTTGGGAAGGCAAGGTATTGGCAGCTCAGCAGGGCGCAGTGTACTTCCGCGAGATATCGAAGACCTACGAGGACAACCGCGTAACTCGTGTGCTTGTCGATCCGAAGCTGGCAGTGCATGGCATCTGGGACTTAGGCTGGGCTGACCAAACAGCCATCATCCTAGTTCAACGCACGCTCTCTGAGTTTCGTCTAGTCGGCTACCTACGCGACAACAGAAAGACTCTTGCGAACTACAACCAAGAGCTTCGTGAGTGGGGCATTAAGAACAACGTGGCGAGTTGGGGAACGATGTGGTTGCCGCATGACGGTGCCCACCGCGACTTCAAGACCGGCCAGTCGGCGCAAGAAATTATGGAAGCGTTCGGCTGGACTGTACAGATCACCCCAAACATGGCTGTCGATGCGGGTATTCGCGCAGCACGACAAATGTTCAGCAACGTGTTCTTCGACCGTGAAGCATGCGTACCTCTACTGGAAGACCTGAAACGCTACCGCTTCAAAGAGAACGCGGACGGCAGCTTTGGAGCACCAGTACACGACCAATATTCACATGGTGCAGATGCATTCCGCTATCTGGCCATGAACCAAGAATCTCTAACAAGCACGATCCAATCGAGCGCGTGGGGAGCACCAATTCCGTACAAGAAACGTACGGTGTTTTAAATGAACCTAGACAACAAGGATAATAAATAAAATGTCTACAGAACACGATTCACCTACCAATGACAATGCAGGAAGCGCAAACCTGCACGACAACGGCGGCGAAGTGGGCGGAGGCCTTACTACGGATGATCTAGCTAACTATCTCAGTAACAACGATTTCGTTACCAAGATTGGCTCTGAGGAAACACAAGGCGGCAGGAAACTGACGCTGTTTGCAGAAGACGAGCCAGAAGGCAACAACAATCAAGATGATGTTGAGTCCGATAGCAGCGAAGAAGAACTGGATTTGGATTTACTTGACGAAGATTCTAACGATACCCTCGCAAGTGAAGACGAGGAAAGCGAAGCTGAACCTGTATTCGAGATTCAGGTAGATGGAAAGAAATTCGAAGTTAAGCAATCTGAATTGATCGCAGACGCACAGAAGTACCGTTCGTCAAAGGGCAGATTTGAGGCCGCTTCAGAAATGCGCAAAGAAGCGGATGAAATCAAGGCGAGTTATCAACACGACCGAGATGCATTGAAGCAAGCCCTCGCGCAGTATCAGAATTTTATCGCAGCATCATACAAGGAAATGGAACCTGATTGGGACAACCTATTCCATAACGACCGACTGGAATACTTCACACAGAAGGAAATCTGGGAAGCGAAGATGGAACAGGTAAAGCAAGCTCAAGCCTATCAAGCGGAAATCCGCAGGCAGGAAGAGTTTGAAACCAAACAGGGACACGAGAAGCTGATTCAAGAGCAACAAAAGAAGCTCCTTGAACTACTGCCAACGTGGAAGAACCCTGAAGTCGCAGAGCGAGACAAGACCCGCATGCAAGCCTATCTCACACAGGAAGGTTTCAGCGCGCAGGAACTGGACTCGATTCTCGATGCACGCATTGTGTCAGTGGCACACAAAGCGGCCTTGTACGATCAGTTAGTAAAAGCTAACGACCAGAGAAAGAGCAACAACAAGAACTCTGGCAAAACTTTGAATGCTGGTACGGCAACTACTGGTGATCCGGGCTTCGCAAAGCGACAAGCTCAGACACAAGCAGCCCGTGAAGCAAAAGCATGGAACGATCGATTTAAGAGCGATCAGTCCGTGAAGACCCTAGAGGATTATCTGTTTCATCAGATGACCAAGAAGAAATAAAGGGGTCGCAAAACCCATCTGGCTCATAAAAAGGATAATAAAGATGCCATCAAATACAGTAACCACATACGGTACCGTAGGTAACCGTGAAGACCTGATCGAAAAGGTATTCAGTATCGCTCCATCCGACACACCACTGGCATCCGCCATTGATCGTGTTTCCGCTAACTCAACATTCCACGAGTGGCAAACTGACACACTGCAAGCAGCAGTAGTTGGTGGTGGTGCAATCGAAGGTTCAGACGCTTCATACGCAGCTAAGGCTCCAACAGTTCGTCTTGGTAACTACACCATGATCCTGAAGAACGCTTTCTCAGTGTCCAACACACAGGAAGCGGTCAACCACGCAGGTCCAAACCAGTTGGCACGTATTACAGCCAACACAATGAAGGAACTGAAGAAGAACATTGAAGCTAACATCATCGCTAGCTCAACAGCTTCTGCTGGTGCAGTTGGTACAGGCCGCTCAATGCGTGGTCTGAAGGGCGCACTGGCAACAAACTTCTTCGGTGGTACAGGTTCCTCAGCACCAGTCTATGGTGTGCCAGGTACAGCACCAGTAGCCGGTACAGCCCGTGCATACAGCGAAACCATCCTGAAGCAAGCTCTGTCACAGACATTCACAGCAGGCGGTAACGTTTCAATGCTGTTGATGACTCCAAACACAAAGCAAGTGCAGTCAGCTTTCACCGGCAACGTTGCTCGTCAGCAAGTCGTGAACGGTCAAGGCGACACACTGAACACTGCTTACACCATCTACGGTTCAGACTTCGGTGACGTCAAGTGCGTTCCAAACCGAATCATGGCTCAGATCAGCGACAACGCTGTTTATGGTGTTGACACAAGCATGCTGGCACTGGCTACTCTGCGTGGTTTCGAGACGCAAGAGCTGGCAGTAACTGGTGACGCAAAGAACTTCGAGATTCGTTGGGAAGGTACTTTGGAACACCGTAATGAAGCAGCTTCATTCCAGATCCGTGACCTCTCAGGCACCTAATCTGATCGAGTGAAAACACAGAGGGAGCTACGGCTCCCTCTTTTCATTTGAGCGTTAATAAATACAGCGGTACACCTATTAGGGAAACCGCAATGGCTAGAAAAACAAAAACAGGCAGCCAACAACCAATTTCCGAGGACAACGATCCGTTGTTCACACAGAAGAAGGGCAGCGAGCCAAGCGAAGACGAACTTGTAATGGTTCAGAGCTTGCTTCCCGGTCTGTTCCCACAAGAAGAAGGCCCAAGCATCGAGGTAGCAGCCGACGAGCTAGGCGCCGATGAAGACGGCAAAGCGCAAGAGCCACTGTCCGACATGGAAGTGCTTGCGATTCTGGATGTGCATGAAAACTACGCACGTTCATTCGTTCAAGATGAAATCTCCGTCCGCGCTGCTATTAGCAATGAGTTCTTTCTTGCACAGCCAGAGGGACGTTTCGAGCAGCAACTACCAGACCGCTCCAAGTTCGTAGACACATCAGTACAAGACACAATCAACTGGATACTGCCATCCCTGATGGACGTGTTCTGCGGCAATCAGAGCGACGTTGTGCGTTTCCAAGAACGCCATCCAGCAAAGAAGAAGTCAGCAGAGATGACCACAGCGATGGTCAATCACGTATGGCGTGAGCAGAACGACTACTACAAGATTTGCCGCACGTGGTTCCACGATGCACTGATGGCACCAGCAGGCATCATCAAAGTGTACTGGCAGTCTGACCTAACACCCGAGTCCATTGACTACAAGGGAATTACAGACCTGCAATACGCGGCATTAGCTCTTGAAGCAGAGAGCGGTGCTTTTGCAGTCGTAAAGCACCGCCAGTACGCGAACCCACACTACCAGTCATTGAGCATGATCCAGCAGGGTCAGGCGCAAGCAAACGCAATGGCAGTGGGTCAGCAAGCACCACAACAGTTTGACCCAACAGCATCACACATCAGCGAACGTCTGCATGATGTGGTTATCCACAAGTGGCCCGATGCTGACAAGACCACGCGCGGTCAAATCAATATCATCAACGTTCCGCTTGACGAGTTCTTGATTGATCCACGAGCACGAAGCGCGGAAGACGCGCGATACGCGGCACATCAACGCAAACTGACTCTCTCAGACCTGCGCGCAATGGGCTTCGATGCAGACGTGGTAGACCAGCTCAGCAGCAACGAGTTCGATTCAGAGCTGACAGCTACCTACTTGACCCGTACAGAGCTGCAAGGCGCATATGCCTCTCCACACTTCGATGAGAGCGGCGATACATCAATGCGCGAAGTAACGGTAGTAGAGAGCTATATCAAGATGGACTACCGCAAGACCGGCATTGCTGAATGGCGCAAGATCATTCGTTGTGGCGGCACGATCCTTGAGAACGGCCCATGTGACGGCAATCCGTTCATCATGATCTCTAGCAACAGCCTGCCCCACTTGGCATTCGGTATCTCCACAGCAGAGCAAGCACAGGGTATCCAAACTCTGCAAACACAGCTTGTACGCTCGCTCGTTGACAACGTGAGCTTCGGTGCCAATGCACAGATGCTGGTAGACGAGACAAAGGTCAATATCTCCGACCTGTTGGACTCTCGCCCGGGCGGCATTGTCCGTACCAAGGACATGACTGCTGTTTCCGTGTTGCCAACAACGAGTGGCGACATTGCGAACACAACAGCGGTAATGCAAGTGCTGGACACCATGAAGCAAGAACGCACCGGCGTGCAGAAGCTAACGCAAGGTAGTGACGCAGACGTGAACAACGAAACGGCTGCTGGCTACATGGCCATGACAGAGCGCAGTGAGCAACGTATCAAGCTGATGTGCCGTGACTTCGCACAGACAGGCTTGCGCCCACTAGCACTGCGTACACAAAAGCTGCTTGCTCAATACCAAGACGAGTTGATGCAAGTACGCGTGAACGGGGAACTGGTCGATGCCAACCCCGTAGATGCCAACAACCAGTATGGCGTTGAAGTTAAGGTAGGTCTTGGCACTGGTGACCGTGCGCGTGAGCTGGCTAATCTGAAAACGATCAGCGAATTCCAAGTGCAAGCAATGATGACCCCGGGCGGTCCATCAGGTCTGACCAACTACAACTTGATCCACAACACGCTGCAACGCATGGTCAAGGCTATGGGCATGAACCCAGAAGAGTTCTTCCAGCAGCCACCTGCACCAATGCCACAGCCACCACAACCGCAAATGTCACCTGACGTGCAAGCACAGTTCGAGCTTGCGAAGATCAACGCACAGGCAGCAGCGCAGAAGCAAGAGCGTCAAGCACAACTGGATGCCATGCGCATTCAAGCAGAGACGCAGAAGGACGACAAGAAAGCGGAACTGGCACACCAACGCGAGCTAGCCAAGCTGCAAATGGAACAGCAAGCAGAGCGCGAAAAGCTCTACCTGCAAGCTGCAATCCAACGCGAGCAAGTAGCACTGCAAGCCATGATTACCCCTCAGCAAGAAGCGGCTCTGTTCAACGAGACATTTACCTCAACGACACAGACGCTTGAGGACGCACTGACAAACATCAACGTGCAGGTAAGCGGGGAGTACGACAAGTTCCTGCAAGCCGTGCTGGATGCACCAGAACCAGACGCACCGGGCCAAGACCCACAGTTGCGACAAGAATAAGGAGAAGACATGCAACGCAAACCACAACAAGACAGCTTTGACCACGACATTGCGAAGGGCAATGACGCATCAGCACTGCTGGCAAACAGCCTGCTCAACGAGACACTGGACAAGCTTGAGAAGGCAGCAACCGAGAGAATGGTTGACTCGCTGAAGCAAGAGGAACGCGAGAAGGCATGGTACTCACTGCATGCCATTCGTGAGTTCCGCGCAGAGCTGCAATCACTGCATATCGGTGGTCGTCTCGCTGCAACACGCAAGAACCAGAACAAGGGTGCGTGATGACTAAGAAGACCAACCATACAGACTTCCACATCGACAAGGACGTGACAGGCGAGAAGATCGTCTGGCAACACACCGTTGATATTGGCAACGCAGTAGAGGACGCGAAAGCATGGCGCGTACAGCTTGAGAACACATCAAGCTATGGCGAGGAAATGCGTCCACTCATGACCATCCCTGCAATTCTCATCGAGAAGTTTTGTCAGGACCGTGGCATTTCATGGGCAGAGTTCCATCACCCAGAGGAAGGCAAGAAGCACGTTCGTGCATTGCTTGCCGACCCTGCATTGTCAGCGTTCCGCTTGCGTAGCTCAGGCTACTGATGCAGTAGAGCAGTACCCCTCACCACATAACAACAATAACAAGGTGAAACGTGGCAACAACATTAGATCCATACACATACGATGGCCTGCAAGAAATTGTAGCCAGATACCTGCAACGTGCGAACTTGGGCGACATGCTCCCAATCTTCATCGCAGATGCAGAGGCTCGTCTTGCTGACTTAATCAAGACACTACCAGCTCAGGTAGCGAAGTCACCCTACACCTTGGTACCAGTGCTGGGCACAACGTCCATCGAATTGCCTTCTGACTGCGGCGCAATTATCCGCGTCACATACGATGATCGTCCAATGCAGTACATCTCGCCCGAGCAGCTTGATTCAGAGAAGGGTAAGAACCGAGCAAACCAGTTCACGAAGCTGGGCAGCAGGCTTCTGTTGCAGACATACGTTGACGGCGTATCAACGCTTTCCGTGTACTACTACAGACAGTGGGAACGACTGAGCGACTTCAACGAGAGCAACTGGCTGCTTGAGGACTACCCAAACATCTACAAGTACGCAACGTTGCTGGAAGCAGTCACGTACATCAAGGACGATGAAGAGATTCAGAAATGGTCCTCGATGCTCGCTGAGGTATTGCAGAAGGCCAAGGACGCAGCAGTAGTCGAGAACACACCACAGCTCACGAAGCTAACAAGAACCCGCTCATAAGGGGTCGAACACATGGCACAAAAACTACAACCACAGCCACAGAAGCTACTAGGTTTTGCACCTGACCTTGACCCAAGTACACCGGGCATCTTCCAGACATGCGACAACGTAGTGCCGACACTGGTCGGATTCAAGGGCGCAGCTAGTCCCGTCAATGCTGGTCTACCAGCACTGCCATCTGCTGTACGAGGCAATGCTCTTATTGCACGTCTGAATGGTACTGACCGCCAGTTTGCGGCTACTGCATCCAGCATGTATGAGAACGTGGACGGTGCATGGGAAAACATGAGCCGACCTGGGGGCTACAGCCTTGGTACTAGCAGTACATGGCGCTTCGCTGCATTCGGCAACGCATCACTAGCTGTCAACGGCACTGACGTATTGCAAACTGCTCTCGATGGGCAGTTCACCAACGTCCCTGTATCGATCCAATCGATCAAGCTGGAAGATGCAGGAACGGGCTATACGTCAGCACCCACAGTCACTATTGGTGCTCCAAACCTCCTGACAGGCGTACAGGCAACGGCCACTGCCACAACCAGCGGTGCTATTGCAACAACGACAGTCACACAGGGAGGTGCAGGCTACTCGTCAACACCATTCGTCGGCGTGCAGGGCAGCAACCAGACCGCGACGCTCACTGCAAGCATGAACGGCGGTGTTATGTCCGTGTTCACGCTCACGGGTGCTACTGGTGCTGGTTACACAACAGCGCCAACTGTCTCCATCACGGGTGGTGGCGGTACTGGTGCGACTGCTACTGCAATCATTGGTACGACTGCTACGGCCACATCTGCAATCTCAGGCGGTGCGATCCTAGCTATCAGCTTAGTTGCTGGTCCGTGGGTCATGAACTCATATCTGGGCACCAGCACAAGCACTATCAGCGGTGCGGGTTACGCAACAGCACCAACTATCACTATCAGTGCTCCACCAGCAGGCGGTACACAGGCAACGGCAACTGCCAACGTTATCCGCATGCCGGGCAACACCTACTCTGTCATTGGTGTAACGATCACCAATGCAGGGGCAGGGTATGTGACCGCTCCAACAGTCACGTTCAGTGCATCACCGACTGTAGGGCAAGTCGTGGGCTTCCAAGTCACCAATCCGGGTTCCGGATACAACGCCATCCCATCCGTGGAACTGACGGGTGGTAGCCCAACTACACCAGCTCGGGCAACTTGCTATGTCAGCGGCAACGTAACGGGCGTGACCATCAACAACGGTGGTACAGGCTTCACGTCTAACCCGACACTTGCTTGCTCACAACCTGATTTGAACCCGCTTGTTATCAGTTCCACGTTGAAGGGCGGTGCACTTGCGGGTCTCATCATCGTGTTTGCTGGAACAGGGTTCACTACTGCACCAACAATCACGATCAGTGGTGGTGGTCCGACCACACCAGCTACAGCAACTTGCACGATCGACTCCCGCGGGTTCGTGAACGCAGTCACGTTGACCAATGCAGGTATTGGCTATACGTCTGCACCAACCATCACGATCACGACACCTAACGCGAGCACAGCAACAGCGACTGTCACTGCGACAACCAGCCAGAAGGTAACGGGCATCACGATCACCAATCCGGGTAGCGGCTACACGGTCGATCCTGTTGTGACCATTAGCGGTGGCGGTGTCAGCAACGATGCACAAGCCGAGGCAACAGCAAAGATCGTTCAAGCACCAGTGGGACAGATCACCTTTGTTGCTAACGGTCAGGTGTTCGTCTGCAACTGCTCCGCTCCATCATACGTAGCAGGCGGTAATTTCTGGTTTGCCTCAGGCATCTACGATCACACCGCTTGGGACGCGACCAATCAGCAGACACTCTGCGCATACGGTCAGTTGATCGACACAGCAGGCCCAATCACTGCTGGTACTAGCTTGGGTCCGAACGCGATCCTGTTCAAGTCCAACTCCATGTACTTCGGTACACAGACTGGCTACCCGCTGGGCTGGGACTTCCAAGCAGTCAGCAAGAACATTGGCACGACATGTCAGGAAGCAGTCGTATCAACAGGCTCAACGCTGTACTTCATTGGTCCCGATGACTTCTACGCATATCAGGGTAACGGCTTGCCAGTGCCTATTGGTCAGAACGTGCGTCGCTGGTTCTTCAACACGTTGAACCCTAGCTACAAGGACAAGATCAGTTCCTTCTACGATCAAGACCAGCGCGTCATTTATTGGGCGTTCGTGTCCAACAACTCGCTCAACGGAGAGATTGATACCTGCATTACCTACAACTGGACAACGGGCAGTTGGGGTCGTATGGACACGAGCATGCAGTGCTTCGTGCAGATTCTTAACGGGCAGATCACGTACAACGGCTTGGGCGACAAGTGGGAAGAATGGAAGGACTTGCCAAACATCTCGTATGACTCGTCCTACTGGATCAACTTCCGTATCACCCCCGGTTACTTTGACGAGTCCAACACGTTGCAAGCACTAGCGGGCACATCAAGCGGGGCAACGATCACCACCAATGCATTCGGTGATGACCTGTATTACTCGTCCATGCAGCAGTTCAAGATGCGCTTCTACAAGCAGCCAGCATCAGGCCATGCAGTGTGGCAGGGCAGACCAACGCTAGGCAGTGGCGATCCTTCGATCATTGCACACACCAACACAGGCCCGTTCGTTGCTAGCGATGCTCGATTCGACGTTGACCAAAACGCACGCTGGCATAACCTCGTGCTTACATTCAATGGCGACTTCGAGATGCTTCAGTGGTATCCCATCATGGTTCAGACAGGGAGAAACTGATGGCACGTATCGGCACAATCATTCTCCCAACCAACACCACGACTATCAACGGTCAGCAGGTAACGTTCGCGGAGACCACACAGCTACAGCAGATTCTGCAAAAGATCGCCACGCAGTTGGACGCACTGACAGCGGGCCAAGTGTCCGCAGTCTGGAACGCTGCAAAAGCACCACCTACAGCGGTGGGCATGCCCATTACCACGAACCCAACATCAAGGGTTCTGGGTATTTCATATGGCATGGGTGACTACATGCGCAACAGCGAGCCTACCGTGTATGTGCGTGATGGTAGTAGCTACATCACTCTAGGCTGGGTATGCACACAGGGCGGCAACGTGGGCACAGAAAACCCGCCTGTCTTTGTTGCAGTGGAGATTCCAGTGAGCGCATGACGCCAACTGAATAAATAAAAACAATAAGAAAAGGATTCAACATGGCATCTCTTCTCTCGCTGTTCGGACTTGGTGACTCAAGCGGTTTGCCCGCTACGCTCACAGACGAAGAGCAACAGCAACTCGCAGCACAACAGGCCATCCCATCATCAGGCGTCTATTCGCTTCTGGGTGTCAACGGTCCCAACTCAATCCCAGTGCAAACGCAGGAAGACACAGTGGATAAGCCGTCAACACTGCTTGGTGCGTTCACGAAACCACAAGCTAGTGACGACACAGAGGCAACAGCAGACGCACAACCAGTCGATTCAATCGAACAACCCGCTGCTGTTGCACCAGTGGACACCGCATCAGCGGCACCCGCGGAAGACAGCAAACCTGGCTTCTTGTCCAAGCTCACGCACGAGCTGAAGACCAATCCAAACTTGGCAACTGCATTGATGAGTGCAGGCTTCGGCATGATGGGCGCAAGTCGCTTCGGGACACCGGGCCTTGCTGCGGTAGGTCAGGGCGCACTAGCTGGTATGGACACATACCAGAACCTCAAGCAACAACAGATTGCAAATCAGATGGCTGGCGTCAAAGCACAGCATGACTGGGCACTGGCGCAGCAGAAGAACGCGCTCGATGTCTACAAAGCTGGTTCCGAGAATGCATCACGCGATGCCACTACTGCAAAGACACGTCAGGAAATGCAGATAGCCGAGGCCAAGCGCAACTACATGGCGCAGGTGTCGCAAGGTACTGCTCAATGGAACCCACGTGCCGCTGCTGGTTTGGGCTTTACGCCTGACGAGATTGCAGGCATCCAGTCTGGGTACGCACCAAAGGCAGGTACGCCAATCGAGATAGCCGGTCCAAACGGCGAACCAATGGTTCAGCAAGTGGACGAGTACGGCAACAAGATCGGTGCACCGCAGCCTAAGTATGTTGCACCAGTACTGGTGTCCAATAACCTCGTGAACCCAGTTTCACAGCAGACCGTGTACAACGGTGGCTTGACCGAAACACAACAGAAGACGGTCAACGACGCACAAACAGACGCAGCGAAAGCCGTATCAACATTTCAGTCAACCAACGACATGCTTGGACGCATGAAGGGTGCTGACTGGTGGGGCGGTGGCTTCGCTACTGCCAACGATCTGTTCACGAAGGTTACAGGTCGTGCAGACGAAGGCCAACAATTGCGTGGTCAGTTGGAACAGCTTGCTAACTCAACAGTGGTTGCAAACTTGCCTCCGGGTGCTGCGTCTGACAAGGACGTTGCGCTGGTACGTGCAGGTATCCCATCGAGCAATGCCAGCAAGTCCACATGGGAAGCGTATCTCAACGCTGTTGGCCGTGTGCAGAAGGCAGTTGCGAACGTATCGCAAGCTCGTGCCGATTTCATGGTTGCCAACCAAGCTGACCTTAGCCCACTGAAGCGCGATGCTGTCATTGGTGGCAAGCAGTACAAGGCAGGTACTAGTCTCGCTGACGTTCTGGGTGATACACGCAAGGCAACGCAGGAGCAACCAAAGAACGACAAGGCAGCGCCAACGTTCACTCGTGACCAGTTGATTGCGGAAATGAAGCGTCGTCAGGGAGGCAAGTAATGGCTAACACTCCCGACATCAGCCAACTGAGCGATGCACAGCTTGCCAGTCTGCTTGCACAGTCAGAAGGTGCAGCAGACGGCAAAGTACCAGCAGTCATGGGGCCAGTACAGGCGATTAAACAAATCGAGTCCAGCGGTGCTAGCGACAGCGCGAAGGTTGTCAATCCTGCCTCGTCCGCTGCCGGTTCAATGCAGGTACTTGCAGGCACACGTAAAGACCCGGGTTATGGCGTCAAGCCATCTAACGGCACTGCTGAGGATGATGCCCGTGTAGGTCGTGACTACTACCAAGCTCTGCATACCAAGTATGGCGATCCACAGGCGGCGGCGCTTGCATATAGCTGGGGACCGGGCAATGTGGACAAATGGACAAAGGCTGGTTCAGACGTTTCCAAGCTGCCAGACGAGCAGCTTAACTACCTGCTCAAGTTCCAGAAGCTGACAGGTCTTGGTGCTGGTGACAGCGGCAAACAGCCAGACCCTGCACAAGCTGCGGTAGCTGCCAAGGCTCCCGGTAACGTCAAGACAACAACCAACCCTGTAATGATGGGCGTCCGCGATGCGCTGTATAGCACGCTGGATTCCGCCACTGGTCTAATCAGCAGAGCCGCGAACGCTGTTGCACCCAACTCACAGCTTGCAAAGGACTTCGAGCAAGGTCGCAAAGACCTTCACGCTACCAATGCAGCTCAGGAACTGGCATACGATTCAGTTGACCATTCCACAGGCGGAAAAGTTACTCGCTTTGCCACTGACCTGACAGCGAAGGCACTGACCTCACCAATGGTAGGCGGTGGCATTGGCACTATGGCAGTTCAAGGTGCCGCGCAAGGTGCGCTTGCAAATCCAGACGACATGTTGACTGGTGCAGCTATCGGTGCCGGTGCTGGTGCCGGTGGTCACTTAGTAGGCAAGGCTCTCGGCGCAGCGGCAAAGCCCATCATCAAGGCAGTAACGGGCACAAAGGCGGCTACTGCTGCTGTTGACGAAGCTGCCGCAAGGGCTGGTGCTTCAACGGGGCGTGAGTTCACTCCGCAAGAGGTTGCACTTGCCAACAAGCTTACCCAGAACGTCAACGCATCCACCCCGGTAACGGGTCAGGCAGCTAAGGACGTGGCAGCGGAGCTGCGTGCAAACGCAAGAAGCTCAGTACCTGGCTACCAACGCACGGCAGCGGAGACAACCAACAACCCGACTATTCAAGCTGTTCAGCAAGGCTTGGACAAGAGCGAAAGCAATGCAGCTCTTGCGGCTCGTGTCAGTGCAAACGCAGAAGCCAACAGTAACTTCCTGCGTTCCGCTGCGACCACGGACACAGAGCTAGCAGCACAGCAGCAAGCATTCCAGAAGGCACAGCAAGAGCTTGCAGAAGCGGGCAACCGCCAAATGCCTGCTATCAGTGCAGCGGATGACCAAGGGTTGTTCAACACGCCAGCCATGCAACGTGCTGTTGGACGTGCCAATGTCGCAGCACAGAACGATGGCAGCAAGATTATCCAGAACGCATTGGATGAACCAAACAACCGCATGGTGAATGCGTGGAACAGTGTCGCTGGTTCAGAGGCAAAGACCGCTCAGCTTGAAACTCAGCGTGCTCTGACCACCTCGCCAATGTACACAAAGGCATTGGACGCGGCCAAGACGTTTCCAGTTCGCGGCCAACTTGCCGACCTCGTCGAACGACCAGTGATGCAGAAGGCGTTGGGTCAGGTCCAGACGTACAAGTTGAACGCGGGCAACAAAGCGCCAGTTATCAACAACGGCGAGATTACGGCACAAGACTTGAACATTGCCAAGATGCACTTGGATGACTACATCCAGCGCATGAGCAATCCGCTTGATGCTGCGTCTGCAGACAAATGGCAGCAGGGCGCCTTTATTGATGTGCGAAAGCAGCTCAACAAGCTACTGGAGGACAACGTAAAGGGCTTCAAGGAAGCGAACGCTGTTTATGCACGACACACAGACATGATTAGTGAGTCGAACTTCCTGACCAGTCACAACATGACGAACGTGACGAGACAAATGCAGCCGCGAACGCTTGATGCCTTAATCAAGGTCATTGAGGCGGGGAAAGCGAACAATAACCCTCTCGACAAGGCAAAGTCAGTCTCCACGGCAAAGTTGGCGCAGCTCAAGGCGGTGCGCGATCAGCTTGTGGCCGACTATAAGCGCTTCAGTACAGAGGGCATGAAGGGCGATGCGTTCACGTATTTGCGAGAGGGTGCTTCGAAAGACCCTGCGGCAGCACAAGCACTGCAAAAGCATCTGGAAGCCAACTCACCTGCATACAAACAGTTCTATAGGGACCAAGCAGCAGGTGAGCAAGCAATCCAGCACCAGCAGAACTTCAACGATCTTACCAAGAGGTTTGACACTCGCGCCGACGGTAACGTGACGTGGAACGATGTAAAGAACTTGGGCACTACACATGGCGACTTCTCACCCGAGAACGTAGCGCGATTGAATGCGGTGTACGAGAACCTGCAACGCTACGGCAACCGTACAGAGAGGGTCGCAGGATCGGATACAGCAAGCAACCTTGCCAAGCGTGAAGGCTTCGAGAACTTGATTCAAGGCGAGCGCAAGAGCGGTATCGGCAATTCACTCATGAGCGAGAAGGGCGAGCGCGTAATGCGTTCCGTCATCGGCGGTCTTGGCATTGGTCATGCTGCTGCAACGCTCGGCCCACTTGCTGGTATTGCTGCTGACTTCAGTATGGACAAGATGGGCACGAAGGCAGCGCACACCCTCGGTAGGTTGCTGGGTGGCGAGTCCGAAGCTGCTATTGCCTCTAAGACAGCAGCCAACAGAGACGTTATCGAGAAGCTGCTGCTGCATCCAGAACGCTTGGCAGATGCGCTTACCGCTGCTGAGAAGGCCGGTATCGAGAAGAAGGCAATCGAGGAAGGTCTGATAAGTAAGGTGAAGGGAGTCAAGGACAAGGGCGGCTTGCTAGGCGCAATTGTGGGTACACGACTTGCTGTAGATCAGAAGGACAAGAACAAGTAAGCAGTACCAGCAGTAATCCCAAAAAAACAATAAGAACAAGGGAACCAAGATGTCGATTTACATTTTCAGGCAGAAGGCCAAGTTTGGTCACCACATGCCTATGGGGTCTAGCGGTGGTGGTGGCGGTAGTCAAACAACCACACAGGAACTCCCCGGCTACGCGCAACCTGCCGCGCAAGACATTCTGAGCCGTGGTACAGCGCTCAGTAACCAAGAGATTCCGCAGTACCAAGGGCAGACCTATGCCGGCATGAATAGCACTCAGCAGAACGCTATTCAGGGCATGAACGACCTCGCGCAAAGCGGGGGCGTTGGTGGTCAGGTCAAAGGTGCTGTTGCACAGATGGCTAACAACGGTGGTAACAACTACGGCACCGTACAAGCACAACAAGCACAAGCGGGATACAACCCGTATGCGGACATGAACAACCCGTATCTGGCACAACAGGTACAGGCTGCCAATGACCAGACCGCTCGTGCGTTCAACCAAAATGCAATGGGCGTGAATGCTCAGTTTGCAGGTAGTGGTGCTTTCGGTGGTAGCGCGTACCAGAACGCTGTCAACAACGCGAATGCGAATTTGGGTACTACGCTGTCAAACAACGCTGCAACGATGTATGGCAACGCCTACAACACAGCGGCTCAAGCAGCTAGCACCAACGCAACGTTGAGCACACAGGCAAGCTTGGCTAACCAGTCTGCTGGCTTGCAAGCTGCGAACCTCAACAGCAATAACTACAACACTGCTCAGCAACGTGTTCTCGCTGCTGCTGGTCTCGCTCCGCAGTTGGATGCGAACACTATCAACCAGCTCAACGCGGCATACACGGGCGGTACAGCACAGCAAACGTCCGATCAGAACTCGCTCAATGCTGAATACCAGAAGTGGTATCAGAAAGCCATGTCCCCATACCAACAGTTGGGCATTTTGCAGGGCGCTTTGAGTGGTGCATTGGGTAACGGTGCGCAGGGTATTACCAACACAACGCAGAACGCGAACCCGTTGGGCTTGGCAATCGGTGGTGCAACCGCTGGTGCAGGTCTGCTGTCTGCCATGTCATCACTAGGATAAGAACCATGTCTGTACCTCTCTCAATTTCGCAGCTCAGCACCACACCCGCACTGAACGGTCCTGCTGGTACTGAGCCAATCGGCAACAACGCTGCTCTGTACCTGCAAGCACACTCAGCTTTCATTGCACAGCTTGCCAACGGTTCAGGTCTGACGATCAATCAGAACCTGTCCATGAATGGCAACCAGCTCACCAACTTGGCAAACGGCGTAGCACTAACAGATGCCGTGACCGTCCAGCAGTTGAAGAACTACGAGCCAATCGGCACGATCAAGCTATGGTCAGGTTCAGTGGCAAACATCGCATCTGCATGGGGCGCTAACTGGGCACTCTGCAACGGGCAAAACGGCACACCAAACCTGACGGACAAGTTTGTCGTTGGTGCAGGCAATACCTATGCACCCGGCGCAACAGGCGGTGCTACTAGCTACACACTGTCTGTAGCCAACATGCCAGTTCACAACCACGGTATCTATGACCCAGGTCACACGCACAGCGTTGCCGATCCCGGCCATGCACACAGCGTCTATGACGGCGGCCACGCGCACAGCATTCCCGGTGGTGGTTGGGGTCAAGCTGGTCAGGACAACGGCGGTGGGTCATTCATCAGTGGCGCTAACGGTTACGGTCAATGGCCTTACGGCGTGAACGGTACCAATGCAGCAGGCTCCAACATCGGTATCTATGGTGCTGGTACGGGCATTGGCATCTACGGCGCAGCAACAGGCGTCACCATCAACAACGCAGGTTCAGGCGCAGCGTTCACGGTTATTCCGCCGTACTTCGCACTCTGCTACGTGATGAAAATTTCCAACAATTAAGGGGTCGTCATGGGAGCAATTGGAAACACGCTTGACCCTTCTAACCATGACTCGCCCATCGGCGCGATCATGAAGCCTATCCAGAAGGCAACAGACCCGCTCTCGTGGGTGACTGGTGGTAAATGGGCCGACTGGACAAGCACGGACATTCCTCGTGCAACGAACCAAATCCTTGCACCTATCACACAGGGGCTAGGGAAGGTCGATAAGGCGATCAACCCTCTGCGCAGGATCGGCATCATCGATCAAATTGGTGACGTAGCAGAAGCCAAGCCCGCGGACACAATCGGCCTTGTGCTGGGCACTATCTTTAGTGGTGGTGCGCTCGCGGGTGCTGGAGCTGGTGCAGGCGGTGGTGCCGGTGCCGGTGCCGGTCTAGCTGCTGGTGAAGGAGCTGCGGCAGCGGGCACTACTGGTCTAGCCGGTGGTGCTGCTGGTGGTGTCGGTAGTGGCTTGGGTGGTGGTATGGCTGCTGGTCAGTTGGGTACAACCGTAGGTGCTGCCGATTCGATGGGTGCGCTTGCTGGTGGTACAGGCTTCCTGCCTAGCTACGGTGCTGCTGCGACCAGTGCCGGTCTGGGTTCAGGTAGTACAGCCGGTGCAACTGGTATGTTCGGTACTGGTGCAATGACGTTCGCGCAGAAGATGGCGCTTGCACAACGCGGTCTGTCTGCTGTAAGCAACGCACAGAAGCTTGCTAACTCAGGTCAACCCACAACCACATCAGTACCGTCTGCACCGAGGGCTAGACGTGGCAGTGTGAATGAGATGCCCATTCCTGCACCACTGCCTATGATTGCAACGCCGTCACAGGGTATGCAGGCTATGCCGGGTGCAACAGCGTTGCCAACTACCACGGGCACGTATCAGAACCTGCTGACAAACATGCTGAACAACTCCATGCAGCCACCTACTCAGGGGCTCGTGGGCGTTGGCACTACTCCAAGTGTTTTGCCCTTGACGCCTAGCTCGTTGATCCCGGGCAGGTACTGACACTTTCCTGTCTCCCATAAATACCCAGATAACAAAATGGGAGACAGGAATGGACCTTACAAAACCAAACAACCTGATTGTTCTCGACAAGAGCGAGATTCGCCAGTACTGGCATTTGATCCGCCCGGGTCTTGAATACATGGTAGCGGAGAAGCGCAACCCAGACGGCTGGATGCCAGAAGAAGTGTTCTCGCTTCTTTGCAGTGGCAATGCAACCTTGGCTTTCACGTCGATCATGCGTGACTCAAACAAGGGCATGCAGTACGGCAGCAGGGATGCAGCTATCGAAGACAGTTCAGGCTTCGTAGTGCTGCAAAAGACAAACAACTTCAACGAAAGCGCTCTGCATATCTGGGTGGCTGTCAGCAACGACACGACCAAGAAGGACGGTGCAGGGTCGATCATGCAGACATTCAACACTGAGCTGAGCGAGCTTGCCAAGGTAGCAGGCTGCGCGGCTATCACATTCGCTAGCAATCAAGATTGGTGGGACAAGATCGCGCCTCGCTTCGACTTCGAGAAGCAGGAAACCAAGTGGCGCAAGGAGGTTAAGTGATCGATTTAATCGAACAGCTCAACGCGCTGCACACATACCCAAGCGTTGCCGATCTGCACGACCTCGCAGAGACGTTGAAGCAGTACAGCGCAGAAGACATCGACACATTGCTGGCATCGTTGAACAACCAACTGCTTGTCAGCGACATCAAGCGTCTTGTAGACGGTGCAATGCCAAGCACCATGACAGCGCCCATCTTCGTGCAACCAGTCGCGCCAAACGATCCCGGGTATGCGGACCTAGTTCGCACAGAAGACCCCGGATTTTCATGCGGTGGACCACCACAGATCAAGCCCTTGTAGTAACCCAAAGCCGCCTAGTGCGGCTTTTTTCTTGGTTCGTTCGTCTCGCTAAATACGACAGAAGCGCGGATTGGAGCGCTCGTAGAACGAGAAACCAAGAAATGAAGAACATCACACAAGAGAGGTTACTGAGCCTCCTTTCATACGACCCAGAGACAGGTCATTTCACACATCCCACAGGCGAAGTAGCTGGCATCGTCTCTTCACATGGCTATGTTCGCATCGTCATTGATCGAGAAACCTACTACGCGCACCGCCTAGCTTTCCTCTACATGACGGGTTCTTTCCCGGAGAAATATGTTGACCACATCAACCGTGTTCGCTCAGACAACCGTTGGTGCAACCTGCGTCCCGTCACTGCTGCTGAGAACAACCGCAACGCGGGCATGAGGAAGGACAACAAGTCTGGCTATAGAGGTGTGTATCAATCAAAGACCAGTAAGAGATGGGTTGCCGCTTGCACCCTTAGCAAAGAGCGCAAGCATCTTGGTACGTTCGATACCAAGGAAGAGGCAGCACAAGCAGTAACAGACGCGCAGATGGCGCATTACGGGGTTGTCGTCAGCCCACTCACAACAACAACAAAAACGGTGGACTGAACATGGCCTACGATTTCTTTCTAGGCAGCTCATACAACCGCGTCGGGACGTTGCAGCTAAACGGTCCCGTTGCAGGTGGTAATGCTGGCCTCAATAAAAACCAACCTGACTACAGCAATTGGAGTATCCGTGCTGCGTTCTACGATCAATCTGGAACAAAGCTCATCTCTAACCTTGTAGTCACGAACCTCTCCAACCCAGCACTGCCGCAGACAAACGGCTTGGTGCAGCTTGCCAATCCTGCGCCTACTGATACCTGGCCTACTGGTAAGGTTCAGTTGCTCATTGCAGCAACCACAGATGCTGGTGCGATTCTCCCAACTCGTCCTGTTTGGTATCGCTTCTTGGCTAACCCACTGTTGCAAGGGGGTGGCCAATGAGCACAACACCAGAAAACGAACTGATCTTCACATTCACGGAAGATCAAAGCCAAGTCGTTGCTAGCTTCGGTCCCTTCCTGCCATTGCAGCTCAGCGGCACATTGCAGGACATGCTGAACATCATTGCTGACACAGAGGCGACCGTAGAGACCGCAGTACAGGCAGCGGACACGGCAACCGCAGCCAGCGGGCAAGCACAGGCATCAGCCAACAACGCAGCGAGCAATGCAGCACAAGCACAAACCAGTGCAAGTGCGGCAGCTACTCAGGCGACCAATGCAGCAAACAGCGCCACAGCAGCAGCCAACAGTGCTACTCAGGCAGCGACCAGTGCGTCAAACGCAAGCACGTCCGCCAACAGCTCTGCTAACAGCGCCAACGCAAGCTCCACGTCTGCAACTGCTGCAAACACATCAGCAATCAATGCTTCCAACAGCGCCGCCCAAGCTGCCGCATCAGCGACCACAGCATCAACTCAAGCTGACAATGCCGCGCTCAGTGCGACCAATGCCGCAACTAGTGCAACCGCTCTTACCATCGGCCTTGCGTCGTTCAATAAAGCATGGCTGGGTGCGCACGCTACCGACCCAACAGTAGACAATCAGGGCAACCCGCTGGTTGTGGGTGCTGAGTACCTGAACACAACCAAAGTACCACCCGAGATTCGTGTCTACACATCAACGGGTTGGCAAGATCAGGACGCAACAGCAGAAGCGGCTTCTGCGAGTGCCACTCTGTCAGCTACCAGTGCAGCTACCAGTGCAACCAATGCCGCAGGTAGCGCTACCACTGCTGGTACACAAGCCAGCGACGCAGCAGCCAGTGCAACACTGGCACAGAAATGGGCGAGTCAGCCAAGCGGTACTGTTGACGGTACGTTCTATTCAGCAGCGTATTACGCGCAACAGGCATTGCAAACTGTTGTTGGTTACGCATCACTGGTGTCGCCAGCTTTCACGGGTACGCCAACTGCTCCCACGGCATCAGCGAACACGAACACAACGCAGATTGCCACCACAGCATTTGTTCTGGGTCAGGCAAGCAGCACCACTCCAAACATGGACGGCACTGCTGCAATCGGCACTGCTACCAAGTTTGCTCGTGCTGACCACGTTCACCCAACAGACACATCATTGGCCCCGTTGGCATCACCAACATTCACAGGCACTGTAACGTCACCAGTGGTATCCGCAGGTTCGTACTACACGACTGTCACGACTATGGCAGCGACTGGCAATAACCAAGCCACGTCTAACGCGGTTAGCGGCACTCTCGCTTGTGTGACTAGCTCAACGGCTGGCTCTGGCGTTGTACTGCCAAACGCTGCCGTGGGTAGGACTGTAACGCTGATTAACGACACAGCGAATGCGATCATTGTCTACGTCATGGTCAGTTCGATCCTGAACGGCGTCACAAATGGCACGCTGACATTGAGCGCTAATAGCTCAGTGGACTTCGTAAGCACTTCATCAACGAAGTGGTTTGCGAAGACAGGCGTGTACAGCTAATCAGGGGGACGAATCATGACAGGAGCAGTTTCAACTGCCGTTCCCGCAGCGGATTACAACTCGATCCAATCGACTATCAGTTCCGTGATGGGCGCTGCGTCGTTAGGTTCGACGTTCGGCTATGGGCAGACGCTCATAAGTGCGCCAGTGGTGTTTGGTAAGCCGATCAAGGCCGCTGACTGGCAGAACTTGTACACGGACATTTCACGCGCATACACACACCAAACAGGCTCTGCTCCATCTGGGGCCGTGCTGCCGGTCATTGCCGGTGGTGCAACGTGGAACGCTGCTGCAACGTCCTTGTATGCGTCAGTGGCAAACACATGCTCAACCAACAGGCTGGTTATCAATGTTGCCAACGTGACCAACACTACGCCAGTAGCAAATACGACAATCACTCGTGCTACTGCGTGGGGTTCCAGTGCGAGTGCCGCAATCGCGTGCGTGGCGTCGTTCACATGGGCGTCAGAGGCAAGTGCGTCAGCATTCTTCAATACTGGTGGCTACGTGTACATGACACTCGCACACCCCAACACGTCAACAACCCAGAACACCGCATGGAATTCGTTTCTGAGCGCGTTTGGTACGTTCACGTTCAGTGGTACGAGCATTGGTAAAGGTGGCGGTAACGGTGCGATTACTTCAATCGCGTACTCCGCCTATACAGCAGGCGGGACGACCGTTCTGAACACTGCGCAGACAACGGCCAACTACACGGCCAACACCATTGCCGTTGTCGTGAAGAAGATCACTAACGGCATGTCCGTGACTGTGACGCTGACTGACGGCCACACCAATGCATTCTCGGACGCAGTTGCACTTGGTACTAACGCAGCGTTTGGGTGGGTCCGTGCGACTGACTCAAACAACCTGCCTACGTTGCCAGTCGCGCCCACATTCACGAAAACAACCAACTTCTAAGGCTGGACCGGCGTGTACGTGGCTGATGCCACAGGATTGATGCCGGTCGTCTTCCTTATCATCTCAATGTATTCCACCGCTGTTGAGTAGTAGTCCTTCGCTGCCTGCGTGTTGCAGCCGCGCGCATATTCACGGTCGTGATGACTTTGCGTATGCAGATGCCGTGCGTCCATGGAGTCGGCAATGGGCGTGGACTCGATCTCATAGGGCGACGCATGTGTGACCAAGTTGCGCCACTGCTGCATGGTTGCGATGCGCTGGAACAGTCCGCTACCCCAGTCAGGTTTGATGCCGTGGGGTTCCATGAGCATGTTCATCTTCTCCGCAAACCTGAATGTCTTCTTGTAGCGGTCAAAGTCAAAGCCCGGGTAGCGGGGGTTGTCTGCCATGCAGAACGCCACTGAGGCGGAAAAGCTCTCGATAGCAGCGAACGACAAGACCATGCTCCCTGTAAGCAGGGCGAACAAGCGTACGCCGTTCCCAAGCATTTGTGGATTGACGCTTAGGCCGTACAGCTCTCCCGCGGAACGGAGGGTCATGTTCCAGTCGTGGTGCTCTGCTGAGTATTCGTATGGCACGGCCTAACTCCCGGTCAAAAAGATGAATTTAGGAAAATTTCCTACAAATCCCGCTGTCTAGCGCAAGAATCTGCTCCGCTACAAACTATTTTCAGCAAGTTTTGGCGTATTTTGCCTTGATCGGCGGTTATATACTAAATCACGGCAAAATCAATTTTCGGCCGTTTGACGCAAATTAATGCCCGAATCACAATTCCCTCACTGACGCAATAACGCGCTAGCCAAACTAATAAGAGGGATTATCAAATGACCGTAGCAGTAACCGCACAAAACATTCGCAAGCCGCGCACCTCCATTATCGCATATGGTGCAGCTACCGAAAATCGCGACAGCCGCAAGGCAAAAACCATTTTCGAGAAATTCGATGACAGCATTGCAGAAGCAAAATCTGCTGGTGCTGGTTATCGCGCCGCACTCAACGATGCACTGAGCAAGGCATACGCAGCTCTCTACATTTTCGAGAACGCATCGGCAAAAGATCAAGAGACGCTGCGTAAAAACCTTGAGCAGTATTGCAGCGAAGCAAACTTGACCATTACCACGGGCAAGACCAAGCCTGAGCACATGATCGTAAAGCTGGCATTCGGTGAGCTGCTGGACACTACTACGTCGCAACGTGCGCGGTTGCTGCGCCTTGCTATCAACGACGAGATGGTCAAGCCTGCGGCGTTCAAGACCTGGCTTGCTGGCAAAGGTGGCATCGTCAAAGCACTGCTCAAGACGCCAGCGCCAGATAAGCAAGCATCCACTGACTTTGCTGCCAGTGTCACACGCGGTCGCACTGCCGCTTTGAAAACGTCGCTCGGGCACATCGACAACACCAAGGTTCGCATCGAAGAAGCAGCACGCCCCAAAGCTGACGCACCTGCGCTTGCAATCATCACTGCACACCCAGACGGTTCGTTTTCCGTTCGTGCGTTTGTGCAAGACGACAAAGCTCTCGATGCCGCTTACGCAGCCTACGGTAAGACCATCTAACAACAACAAAGCAGGCCGGGTGTGCGCGCCCGGCCACGATTAAAGAGAATCCACAATGGCAATTATCAAGGCCCCAGCTTCGCTGGATGACTTCGTATTTCCGAATGCTGACGCGCGACGTGTCGTACAAAACATCGTTACGCAGAAGTTCGCCTTCCCGCTGAACACTAAGAACGGGATCATTCTGGAAGGCGTTGTTGGTACAGGCAAATCGACCTGTGCAGAGCTGATTCCAGATGCGATGGAACGCACGCTGACAGGCACGAAAGCGCAATCACGCATCGAGCATGTCAGAGCGCCCAACAATGGTGTTGGTCTGCTGTCGAACATCACTAGCGGGATCGGCTTCATCCCCGCTAACGGCAACCAACTGCATTACGTGATTCTGCATGAGGTCGATCAGCTCACCAAAGATGCACGGGAAGAGCTGCGTTCGCTGATGGATTATGCAAAGGCAAATGCGGTGTTCATCATGACGACGAACCACCTCGACAAGATCGAGAATTCCGTTCAAGACCGTAGCCGTTGCATTAGCTTCAACCCCAGCAACCCGAATGTGTTTGTGCCTGCTGTACAGGGAATGCTCTCGCAATGCGGAATAGACGATCCGCAGTATCACGAAGCTGGTTATATACACACGAAAATTCTGGGCAGGCGTAATAATCTGCGAGCAGCTATGGACGCTGTTCAAGACCTGTATGCAGAACTCAATCAATAACAGGGGGTCACGTGGTTAATGAACGATGGGAATTGACTACAAGCGCTGCTGCTTATCAGTTTGCGTTTCAGAGCGAGGTCGAACAAGCTGTATTGAACGAGGGTGTGGACGTAGATAATTGGTTAGCCGATTGCGGTGTGCAACATGCGGGATACGCAATCAGCAGATTTGAGGAATCTGAGCAGGACTACGACAGCAAAGCGGGCAAGTTCGGCAGGAAAACCAAGAAGGTCTATTATCGTGCAACGGTCATTATGCTGGATGAAAGCGAGGCATTGCAGTTCAGGCTCGCTTTCTGCGATAACTGAAGGTCAAACGGCAGGGATAATCCCTGCCGTTGTTTGTGTGTCTTACCGCATAACGTTGCGGCGGGGGTGCAGCCAATCCATATAGTCTGTTTCACTAAAAGTACAATCGAATTTCAGCATCAGCATCGTGCCAAGTTCTTCATTACTGATTGAGACGTGAATCTCCCTCTGGTCTACCTTACGTACTTTGAAATCACCGATGTAATCAAAAAGCGTCTGCCAGATTTCATCTTGTGAGTCCTCGTAAACTAGCACGTAAGTCTTGCAGCTACTTTCTGCATCATTGAAATAGCGTGATTTCGTCGCGCCCATTGCTCCCAAAAACACAGTGCTATATCCCCCGCTTCTGGCACTTGCGTTGGCTGATGCTTGTGCCTGTCCGCTGGCTGTTGTTGCTGAGCTGATTGCAGCCAAAAGCTCTTGCGCAGGGCCGGTGTTATTGCATTTTGTTGTCAT